ATTTCAGTGCCAATTTCTTTGTTCATTACAGATTCATATTCGAGAGATCCAAACTTACCTTCCCACGCTGCTGCAAAACTTTTACCTTTGGCCATTTGACCTTGAACGAATTCTTCAGTCATTGTCTGACGAAGTTGTCCTATAATAGTTTCTGGTCCCATGTTCAATGCACGAATAGCACTGGGGTAAAGACTGTTAATATCTAATGAACCTACCCAATCTTGAACCCCTTCTTTAGGATATGCAACATATGCACCAGCTGCCGCAGTATCTTCACGTTCGCTCATCTTTGTTCGATTAGGAACTTGGAATCCTCTACGATGTGCTTCATTAATAATAGCTTGTTCTGTAACAGCTACAGCACCCATAGTTGTTTGTAGTAGCACGGTGTTTTCGTGTGCCAGTTTATTACTCAGATCTAAGAATTTTAGTTTCTTATCTAATTTGTCAAGTAGAGCACAGTCTTGTCTATTATAGCGAATAAACTCTTTGAAGTCGTTGTTGTATAGTTGATCTAACGTACCTTCGTAAGGAACTTTTGTTTCTCCAAGTTCGTATTCCGCGATGGCATCCAATCGATAGGAGTGTCTTTCTTCGTATGTGTACTTACGGTATAGTTCGAGGTAGTCGAGATGTACCCGTCCAACCAAGTCATAGGTCTGTGCTGTTTTTCCGTATCTTTCATATTCTCTCTTTCTTGGGTGTAAGTCCCATAAACAAAATCTGCGTGTATCGTCTTTGCTTAATACCTTGGTTACTCTATTAACAGTATAAGGAATATCAAAGCCTTCACTGTTCCAGCCACTTAGTACATCTGCATCTTGAATCAAATTTAGAAATGTATCAAGCATTTCTGCTTCATTGTCGAAGAGATGTGTATTAGGAAATTCTTCTACTAATTTTTTAGCTTCCTCCATAGTAGTGCCTTTAGGAGGAATTGCCAAACAGACCATTGTTTCTAGCCATTGTAAATAAACTGCAATGGCAGTAATCGGCATAAAAGCATCGTCTGGACTAGCATAGCCGCGTTCTGGATCAAAATCTACTTCGATGTCGAAAAATGCAGCGTTTAGTTTAGGTGCATCTTGACCTAAGTAATGTTCACTTAATGAAACAAATATAGGATTAATATCTGCTTCGTAAAGTTTTTGATTACTGTGTATTTTTAATTCTTTGTGAAAATCTTTTGAAGTTTTACAAACGATTCTGCTTAATGGATCACCATAGATGCTGGTAAATTTACCTCGAGCATCTGGATAATAAAAAGTATATTTTACGGGATATTCTTTGAAAACTCTTTTGCCATCGTCGTTTCTTTCAACAGCGTGTATGACATCAGAGTCGCGATTAAAGTATGCGTCTACGTACATCTATTCTCCTATGCGATTTGTGGCTCGCAAACACCAACGTAATCATTTGTGGCTGATTAAACCTTACTCGCAAATATTTAGCTTCTAAAAACACGATCAACAATTTTTTCGCATAATATAGCAAAGTATAAACATCCAATCAATGCTAAGGCTATTAATGCACCCATTATTAACCAATTAACAATAATTTCTAAAAATATAGTCCAAATCATAACATCCTTACCAACCCAATCGTATCAATGGTTGTGAGCAAAATGTAGTTAGCCAACATGCCAAAGGATTTCCTAGTCCAAGCAGCCCAAGCATACATAGCACAACCAAGAATCCAAATAGGATATAAAACAAGGAGTGGAGGATTGGGTACTGTAAACGCCATTGTGATGCTACATCCAATTGATATAGCCCAAGCAAAGAGCTCAATAACAAAACGTATACGGTTAGATGCCCAATCATCTCTTATCCATTGAAATATATTAAAAACAATATCGTTCATTAATCTTGCGGTAAGTTTTTAGTGACACCAAGAATGTTTTCGATTTCGTCCCATTCTTCTTCGTGTACCTTCCAATTATCTTTATGTGCAATTTTGATTGCTTTATTAATAATACTAGGTTTGATGTTTAGTTCTTCTGCAACTGCTTTTACAGTTTCTTTAAGTCCTTCTTGTAAGTCTTCGATTTCTCTCAAAACTGTAGATCCTTCGGTGATTAATCTTTCCAGTTTAGACTTTTCTTCGGGTCCGTACATTCTACTCATAAGAGTCTCCTGATAAAGTCGTATTATAAAAGAATTAATAAAGTGTGTCAATGTTTGTTATAAATTTGTTAACCAAAAATATAGCCAAAACCTATTGATTATTTAGGTTTTTGAGTATATAATACTTGAACTATAAACAACTTCGGATTAAGTTATGAAAACTAAATCTCTTATATTTTCTTTAATCTTAGCTGCTACCAATGCTAGTGCGAATGATTGGGACAATCCAAATCTTATGTTTGATACTAAAAAGAATTTTACCGAGTCGTCGACTATTAAATGGGTAGTAGTGGACAATGTCCAAGCTGCTTGTGAAGCCGAATCTCGTAGACGAGGCTACGGCGGATTTGGTTATGGTGTACTAGCTTGTTCTTTTTTCAAAGGAGACCAGTGTACTATTATCACCGGTAAAAAGACAAACATGCACACTTTAGGACATGAAGTAAGACACTGCTTTCAAGCAGATTGGCACAAATAAAAAGCCCCTTGCGGGGCTTTTTTTATATTCCAGATAGACGTTTAATCCTATCTAACTCAGACGACTCTTTTTTTGGTTGAAATTTACTTAGCAATCTTTGAATATTGCCTAAATCTGTACCACTAAAATCATCTTCAATTGCAGCCATTAAATCCTCACCTGCCACTTTCTTATACGCAGCATTAACATTGGCAAATTGTTTTGCTGATTTAATTTGTCCTATAGCTTGCATGAACATAGTACTATCAGTGCCAATTCCTGACATTGATCGGTATAATGCTACAGCAATTTGATTATCATTCATCGGCTTTTGTTGTTGTGCATTTGGATCAACCTTAGCACCTTGTCCGTCGGGTTGGGTTTTACCACCTTGACCACTAACATCAAATCCGTGTTTTTTTGCAATTTCCGGATATTTTTTCATTGCCTGTCTAGTTTTACTATTTGGTCCGCCAAGATTTCCGTCTATACCATCTTTATTAGTACCGTAAGTTCCTAAATCTGCACCAGCTGCTTTTAGATCTTTTTGCATGTTCATGACAGCAAATTGATTTCCAGTAAGCGGAGGCGTCTTCTGACCGCCTGGCTGTGTTTTCGTTCCAGGCATAGGTTGACGCGGAACTTCAGGCATACCTACTTGATCTGATCCAGGTTGGAACGTTGATGTAGCATACTTGTCCACATCACGCATCACACTGTTATAACGATCTAGTTCTCTGGCTACATCTTGATTACTTGCATATCTTGGATCGGATAAATCTAGAAATAATTTTGTAAGTTCCTGTTGTTCAGATGAAGAAATAACTTCGTTGATTAAATCCCCAGAGCGATTTTCTATTTCTGTTAATTTGCTAATAAAGTCTTTAATAGTCAATTTTTGACTCTCGCCAAATGTGCCAGCTGGAACATCGACTGGTCGTCCATCCCATTGTCCTGTTGATCCAGGACCATGCATACTTCCGCCAAATGTAACATTTCCAGGACTATTGCCTGCACCTAAATACGGACCACTGTCTTGTTTTCTTGGCTTTGGTTTTGGTGGTGGATTTGGTCTTGGCCCTTGTCCTTCTTTTTCTCTCATTAACGATTTGTCTAATAGTTCTTTAAATCTAGCTACTTTAGTTTTTAACTCTTCTGGACTTAACAATGGATCTTCAGAAGGTTTTTCTGGTTCCTTTGCTGGTTCCTTTGCTGGTTCCTTTGCTGGTTCAGGCGATTTTTGATCTTGTCCAGTATAGTTACTAGTGGTGTTGTTTACTGGTGTATCTACCTGAGGCTCTGTCGGAGTCGAATCTGTTGGTTCAGGCGATTTTTGATCTTGTCCAGTATAATTACTAGTTTTGTTTTGATCATCAGTAGGGACAGTGTCCATTGTACCATCTGCTCTTGCACCCTGGCCTTCCTTATTAAAGGTTTTATAAGTTATACCCTCTGGATAATCTACTGGCTTACCATCGACGAATTCTCCGTCAATACTAGCAGGATTCATAGCAGAACGATTTTCTGGGTTTCCATTCCAAGGAGCGATAACTTTTTGATTTTGATTCGGATACTGACCTGGTGCCATGTGATAAAACTTACCATCACTATGTAACATTACGGATGATCTAAAACCAAAATTATTTTTATGAAAGTGTGTAGGTTTGAATTCAGTAGGAGCAGCTTCTGCAAGGTATCCAAAACTTTCAACTAATGTTTTATATATAGCACTCATTTTTTTTCCTAATATTCTTGCTCACTTTTCAGTTACGCGGTAGCGAATCGTTTCACTAAGGCAGCAGCCGCCTACGCACCATAGCGGTCCTAAGGTGTGTTATTTAGGCACACAGTTTGGAACTGTGCGTCCGTTCTTTTGTTTTGTTCCTACAGGTTTATATCC